AAGACACTATTTAGAAAGTAAACAAGTCCAAGAGAAACTTAAACATGGCGAGCAGTTATCTAGTATTAATAAACAACGTGCTAAGAGATCTAAACGAAGTAGAACTAACAAGTAGCACTTTCAGTTCATCACGAGGTATACAGACTGCAGTAAAAGATTATGTTAATCGTGCAATAGATGACATAATCAATGCAGATACTGAGTGGCCCTTTACCATTGTATCCAAAAGTTTTACTACAGGTGCAGGCACACGTCTTTATACTAGATCTGAAATAGGCGTAACAAATACTAAAACAGTTGATTTTGATAGTTTTACATTTCTTGAAGCTGCAGACAAAACAGAACAAAGACTTGACTATTTAACATTTAGTGAATATTTAGATCTTTATCACGAAAGAGACACAGATCCTACAGGTAATTCAAGAGACATACCTACGTTTGTTTACGAAAGTCCAGATCAAAGCATAGGTTTATCACCTGTACCAGATAAAGCGACATACACCATAAAATATTTTTACTATGCAACTCACACTGCATTAAGTGCATCAACAGATACATCTCTTATACCTACACGATTTGAAAATGTAATAATAGAAAAGGCAAAGTATTACGCTTATACATTAAGAGGTGATGTACAAAACGCACAACTTGCACAGTTGCAGTTTGATAAATCTATTAAACGTATGCGTGTAGAATTAATTAATAAACAAATATACATGAGAGCAGTTTAATGCCTGATTTGAGTAACACAGCGGCTTTTCCATTTGTGTGCGAGGGTGGGTTGGTTCTTAATCAATCTACGTTTATAATGAAACCCGGTCAAGCTCTTGAGTTAGAAAACTTTGAACCAGATATAGAGGGTGGATACAGAAGAATAAATGGTTTTCAAAAGTTTGTAGGACAGACAGTTCCTGAGACAGCAAGTACTACAGAGCCTTTGCTTATGGTTAGTATATTTAACGATTTTGTTCTTGCTGCACGAGGTGAAAAAATATTTAGTGCAGCGTCAACTTTATTGACAACTAAAATTCTTTCTTCGACAAGTATGTCAGGATCTGGCACTATAGTTGTTAAATCAACTGATGGGTTTTCATCGAGTGGCACATTGTTTATAAACTCAGAGCAGTTTACTTACACAGGAAAATCTGCAACATCTTTTACAGGTGTGACTAGATCTGCAAATAGTACAAGTGCAGCAGCACATTCTGCAAATGCAGTCGTATCAGAAACATGGACTGTGCGAGATACTGGTCGAACAAATGCAACAAAGTATTCGTTTGAGAAGTTTAATTTTGACGGTAACGATAAGTTTATAGTTGTAGATGGTGCTAACGACCCTACAGTATTTAATACATCTCTCGGAGCAACAGATGTTACAGAGAGTACAGTAGAAGGTGCAAAACACGTTGTAGCTTTTAAAAATCATATGTTCTATTCTGGCATGTCTAGCACACCACAAGAAGTAGTTTTTAGTAAAGGTTTTGATGAAGATAACTTTTCTACCAGTGGTAGTTTACCTGCAGGTAGTATAAAAATAGATGACACTATTGTGGGACTTAAAGTATTTAGAGATAATTTATTTATATTTTGTGAAAATAGAATATTTCAAATCACAGGATCAAGCTCAAGTGACTTCGCAGTAAAACCTGTTACTAGAAACATAGGTTGTATAAATGGAGACACCATACAGGAATTTGCAGGAGACTTAATATTCTTAGGCCCTGACGGATTGCGTACTGTTGCAGGTACTGCAAGAATCGGTGACGTTGAATTAGGTAGTATAAGTTCTAATGTACAAAGTTTGTTTAGAGAGAATATATCAGACTCTGCATCTTTTACATCCCTTGTTATACCAGACAAAACACAATACCGTATTTTTTTCTCAAAATCAGGTGGTGGTGAAACAAGCACAGAGGGTGTGATATGTGTTTTAAAAGGTCAGACATTTGAGTTTTCTAAAATGAGAGGTATACGACCTGCGTGTGCAGATACTATTGTCGATGAAGGAGATGTTATAGCAATACACGGTGGGTTTGATGGTGTAGTTTACCGACAAGATCAAGGTGATACATTTGATGGTGAACTTATAAGAGCAAAATATAGAAGTCCTGATCTTACATTTAACGATCCCGGAATACGTAAGCACATGCAAAGAGTTAATATAAACTATGCACCAGAGTCTACAATCGATGCAGACTTGTTTGTAAGATACGATTACGAGTCACAAGACTCAACACGCCCTGCAGCTTATCCGTTAGATAGTTTAAACGTTGCAGGCATATATGGATCAGCCATATACGGCACAACCTCATACGGAGGACCTACACAGCCTATCGTAAGAAAGTCTGTTGAGGGTTCAGGATTTGCAGTAGCACTGCGAGTAGAAGATGGTGCATCAAGCACAGCACCATATTCATTAAAAGGTTTTCAATTAGAATATCAATTAGGAGCAAGAAGGTAAAATGGGAGCAACATACACAAGACAGTCTACGTATGCAGACGGTGATACAATCACGGCAGCTCATACCAATGATGAGTTTGATCAGTTATTAGCAGCCTTCCAAGCAAGCACAGGACATACCCACGATGGCACGGCTAATGAGGGCGGCCCTATAACAAAGCTGTTAGGTAACTCTCTAACATTTGGTGCAGCAACAGCAGGGACAGATATAACAATCACATTTGATGGTGAGACAAATGACGGTGAATTAAAATGGATGGAAGATGAAGACTACTTTGAGTTTAGTGACGACATACTTATTGCTTCTACAGAGAAGTTACAATTTAGAGACACAGCAATATACATCAATTCGAGTACAGATGGACAACTAGATCTTGTTGCAGATACTGAAATACAACTTGCAGCAACAACTATAGATATAAATGGTAATGTAGATGTATCAGGAACTTTAACAGTTGCAGGTGCGTTAAACTTTGGTGATGCGAATATTACCAACGTTGGATCTATAGCACTTGACACAATAACAAACGATGGCACGGACATTACCTTAGATTCATCAGGTGATATTATACTTGATGCAGATGGTGCTAACGTTACAATCAAAGATGATGGCACATCAATTCTTGATATAGTTAATAATTCAGGTGATGCTGAGTTAACAGTCAGCACTGCAGATAAAAACTTCGCTGTGAAAGGTACAGATGGCTCAAGTGCAATAACTGCCCTTGATATAGACATGGCTCTTGCAGGCAAAGCAACATTTAATAGTGATGTCGTGATAGGTGGCAAATTAATTATGCCATCTAATACTGCACATAAAATACTTATCGCAGACGGTTCAAGTTTTGAAGAAGTATCAATAGGTGATTTATCAGAGATATCAACAGTTGCAAATGATGATGTATTTATAGCAATAGATACTGACACTGGTGGTCTTAAAAAAATACAAAGAAGCACAATCGTTGCAGGACTTGCAACATCGGCTGCTATATCAAACTTAGTTGAAGATACTTCTCCTCAGTTGGGAGGTAACCTTGACACTAACTCTAACAATATTCTTATAGATGATGCACATTTTATAGCAGATGAAAATGGTAATGAACAAATTATATTTCAAACAACAAGTTCAGCCGTTAACCAGTTTGACGTTACCAATGCAGCGACAGGAAATGCACCAAAATTATCTGCGACAGGTGGTGATTCAAACATAGATCTTGATTTAGAAGCAAAAGGCACAGGACATGTGACTGTAAGAGGTAATTCAAACTCAGGTGCAATACAGTTAAACTGCGAGGTTAACACTCACGGTCAAATAATACAAGCTCAACCTCATTCAGAAGGTGTTACAAATACTATGCTTTTACCTGCAGGGTCAAGTTCTACTTTAGTATCTGAGGTAGGAACTCAAGTGCTTACAAACAAAAGTCTAACTGCACCAATTCTTACAGGATCATCTTCTGCTGCAGGTTCTATATTATTTAAAGAAGATACAGATAACGGTACAAATGCAGTTACTTTAATAGGTCCTGCTTCCACAGCAGACGTTACTGTTACGTTACCTAATTCTGCAGGCACTGTAGCCTTAACATCTGACATTCCTAGTTCTGGTATATCAAGTGGTAACGTAGCAACTTTTACTTCTGGTGTAGCCGATGATGATTTTTTAAGAGTCGCAGGAACAGCAATAGAAGGGCGTTCTGCTAGTGAAGTTAGATCAGACTTGAGTTTGGTGGCTTCTGCAACAACAGATACGACTGATGCAAGTAACATAAGTTCTGGAACATTGGCTGCAGCGAGAATGGCAGCGGCACAGACAGCAATCACATCTTTACTTGCAACAGATATCAAAATTGGTGAAGATGATGAGACTAAAATTGATTTTGAAACTGCAGATGAAATACATTTCTATGCTGCAAACGCAGAGCAAGTATTTGTATCAGATGGAGTGTTTGGGCCTCAAACAGATAGTGATGTTGATTTAGGCACAACTGGTGCTAGATTTAAAGATGCTTATATAGATAGTGCAACTGTAACAGGTGATGTTGCAGTTGGAGATGATATAACTGTAGCAGGCAGAGCATCTGGTCATGTAACAACCGATAATGATGGTAGTTTTGATTTATCAGTCGGTAACGATTTTAAATGCACAACTGCAGGTAATTTAACTTTAACTTTTACAAACGCAACAGCAGGTCAATCTGGTAATATTATGTTTGTTAATGGTAGTAACCACACAATATCAGCACACGCAGATGTAGCTATAAATGCAGACGTACTCACTACTATATCAGCAAGTGGAACATATCATTTAGCGTATTATTGCAGTGCGTCAAGTGGTAACGATACTATTTTGGTGTCAGCATCAGCAGCATTAACATAAGGTGATTAATGAGTATAATTAAATCAAGTGGTGCAGGTGAAGTAAGCACAGGTTTTTATAATGGTGTTATTGATCAATCTTTACGATTTGATGATGACGATAATTCTAGATTAAGTACAACTTGGGGTAGTGCAGGTAATAGGAAAATTTGGACACTTTCTTGGTGGATGAAAAGAACAACCCTTGGAGAAAAAACAATATTCTCTTCACCAAAATCATCTAGTGAAAATGGGTTCACAGTATATTTTCCAGATGATAAATTGGAGATATTTGAGTACAAAAATACATCTCGTACTTCAACTTTTGGAGCTACAACTGATGTACTTTTTAGAGATATTACGAACTGGTATCATTGCGTTATTTATTGGCAAACAGACACCTATTCTTCTGATGCAGACTCAGTAAGGCTTTATGTTAATGGGTCACAAGTAAATTTAACTTTTAGAAATGATGGTGTTGGTGCTGACTATGAGAGTGTATGGTGGAATAATAGTTCTTATACTCAATACATAGGTGGACAGAGAGCTAACTCACAGAATTTTGATGGCTATATAGCTGAAATTAATTTTATTGATGGTCAAGCACTAACACCAAATAATTTTGGTGAAACTAAAAATGGTGTATGGATACCTAAAAAATATACAGGTTCTTACGGAACAAATGGTTTTAGATTTACATTTGCTGATAGCAGTGACATCGGCAACAATGCAAATAGTACAGATGGAACAAATGATTTTTCAGTTACTAATTTAGTTGCTACAGATGTTGTACTAGATAGTCCAGAAAATAATTTTTGTACTTTAAATCCATTAAATACAAATGACAATAGAGGACAAGCATCTTTTTCACGAAATAATTTAAGAATGACCTCTGGTTCAACAAATAGAGGTTTTACGACTGGCACTATGAAACTTCAGGGCAAAGTTTATTTTGAAGTACTATGCAGAGATCACAATAGTGGTTTTGTTGGTATTAACAATATCGATAATACAGTTCATAGTGGCAAAGGACAAAGCGTAGATTTTTATAATGGAACACCAAGAATAGATAACTCAATATTAAGCAATACTGGCACTTTTGATGATGATGATATAATGGGTGTTGCAGTTGATGTAGATGCAAAAAGTATTCAATTTTTTAATAATAATTCTAGTATTTTGGATACAACTTATAGTACAGATGCAGAATATTTTCCATATTTATATGATTCTTCTGGTGGCAGACAAATGGATGCAGTAGCAAACTTCGGTCAAGACTCAAGTTTTGGTGGACACTTTACAAGTGGCTCAGCTAATGCCCAAGATTCTAATGGACAAGGTGATTTTTACTATACTCCACCAAGTGGATTTTTAGCTCTTTGCAATGCGAATATGCCTGACACTGGTTTTAATGCTGATGAAAGTGATCAACCTACTGCTTTTCACAACGTAGTTACTTATGATGGAACTGGCAACACAACACAAAATATTACTGGAGTTGGTTTTCAACCAGATTGGGTATGGATAAAAAATTCAAACACCGATACTG